CAGGGCGGCTCCATCATCAAGGGTGACCTTGTTGGCTTCATCAAGGACACTATCGCAAAGGCCAAGAACGCCCAGCAGTCCCAGAACGTCTCCGACGCTCAGCCGAACGGTACTGTTGCTGACGATATTGCTCCGGCGGCTGGCGAAGATGCCGCTGCTCCGGTTGAAGACCCGAACGCAGTTGGCGGACCGGCTCCGACTATGGAACCGATTGAACCGACTGTTGAACCGACTGAACCCTCTCTCGAACCTAATGTCGACGACGGTCTCGGTGCTGACCCGCTTGCTGCCGATGACGGTCTCGGTGCTCTTGACACTGGCATCGAAGATGCTGGTGCTGCCGACGGCCTCGGTGCTGACCTCGGCGTAGAAGGCGAACCGGCTCCTGAAGACGGAGCTGCCGAACTCGATGCTGGTGGCCTCGACGGTCTCGATGACCTTGACAAGGATCTCGGCGATATCGATGCCGAAGAGGACCTTGGTCTTGAAGCCGATGCAGCTCCGGCTGAAGGTGGCGATGCCGCTCCGGCTGACGGTGAAGCCAAGGATGAACCGAAGGCTGACGAACCCAAGGATGAAGGTAAGGACGAATCCAAGGACGAAGGCAAGGACGACAAGAAGGACGACAAGAAGGAAGAGAAGGACGATGATTTCGACTTCGAAGCTGTCGCCAAGAAAGCTCAAGCCTTGACCGAAGGTGAAGCTGGTGCCGCTACTGAAGTGACTGAACCGGCTGCTGCCGCAGAAGAAACCGCCAAGGAGGAAGCAATTCCCGAAGGCGAAGCTACTGTGACCGAAGGTGACGCCTCTGTGACCGACGACGCTGTGACCGAAGAAGCTGGTGCTGACGCTGGCACTGACGTTCAAGTCAACGAAGAATGCGGTGCCTCAAACGGTGCCGCAAAGGCTGACGAACAGATCGTTCAGGAAGGCTTTAATGCCGAAGACGCCGAAGCAAAGGTAGAAGCCATTGCCAAGGAATTCCGTTCTAACCGTATTGCCGAAAAGGTTCAGGCTCAGATCGAAGCTTACGAAGCCAAGGAAAAGAAGGCCAAGACTATCGCTCAGATTGAGTCGGTTATGTCTAACTTCGTGAAGACTGAAAAGTCTCGTGACCAGAAGGCTCAGGTTGAATCTATCGTTGCCAACTTTGCTCAGGCTTCCAAGGCCGCTGCCGAAAAGGCTCAGCTCGAAGCCGAAGCCGCAAAGACTTCTGAACTCAAGGGTAAGCTTGACAGCATCCTCGAATCCGTAGAGGTCAAGGAAAAGGCCGAACCCGTCGTGGAATCGGTGACCGCCGCTCCGGAAAAGAAGTCTGATGCCGTTGGCGAAACCATCGCTATGGTGGAAGCCGCTATGGCTCAGATGAATGCCGACGAAGACGCTGCCAAGGCCAAGCTGGAATCCATCGTTTCCGACGCTACCAAGCGTTCCGAAGGCGACAACCTCCAGAAGGAACTTGACGCTATCGTCGAATCCGTACGTAACGCCTAATACTTTCGTAGTATCCTCAAAGGCCGCTCCGCAAGGGGCGGCTTTTTTGTGTAAATGGACTAATTTCAAAGGAAATGGCTAAAAGTATATAAACTGCAAAATATGAACTCGATGCCTAATGGACATTTTTCTGGTAAGACCAAGGGAATGATCGATAATGCTACCGAGAAGGCTAAAGGCACTTCCGGCAAGTTTTATGAGATTATGACCAAGCACGGTTTTTTCGATATAGCGGACGAATCTAACAATTTGACCGCTTGGCAGCGTGCTGGCGTTCCCGAATATAACCAGCATCGAATTTCGGATTTGTGTGACGCCATTGCGGAAATGCTGCAAGACTATTTGAGTAACGAAGAGTACGGCGTTCTCTGTCCGGGTGTAGAAGGAATCGTCAACAAGCTCGACCAACGTGGAGCTATGTCTGCCGCAGAACTTGACGGTATTGGTGCCGCCTTGGGTGGACTTACTGGCGGTGCCGCTGAAGCTACCCGACAATCCCTTTCGAACTTGGTTGCGTCTATCCAAGGCGGTTGCAAGTTCGACCCGGAAGTCGTTCCGCCTATTTGTATCGGATTTAGCGGCTTGCCGATTAGTTTTGCCAATGCCTTCAAGAAAGGTTCCTATCCTCCGGATTGGACGTTCCTTTATGACCACGAGACATTCAAGTCCAACAAGTTTTATGAGGCCGACGACGGTAGCGTGGCTATTGGTGCCGGTATCAAGCTGAATACTGGCGGAATAGCTAGACTGCTCGTTTTGAAGATGATTTTCTCCGTTCCTGACGTAGATGAAGAAGGCCGAACTCAAGGTGACGCTGTCAATGGAATTACGGCGGAACAGTTCAATACTTTGTACGAAGTGTCCGATAAGAGCTATTCCGAACTTACTGACGAGCAGAAGGAGTTTGAGCTTACCGAAGGTCAGCTGCAGCTCGCTTATTTCAAGATGATTCAGCTTTTGCTGTGGGGTGCAATTAAGAATGACAATAACTGGGCGTATTTGCACTGGGGTTGCGTTACTCACAACTCTTGCCCAGAAGCGGTAAAGACTGCGGTATGCAGTTATTTGAAGACGAACGGCCTTGCAGTCGATCCAAAGATTTGCCCGGAATCTGGCTTTATTTCGTATTGCGCGAATGTCGGTATGGCTTATCTTATCGGGTCTACCAAGACAATGACGCTGCATATGTTGCCGGATATGACTTACCTTGACGACAACAAGAAGGTAGTAACTGCAACAACGTCTGAATATGGTACCAATGTGGTCGTAGCAAACGGTGTTCCGCAAAACAAGAAGCTTGCGTATCTGCATTTCCAGCTTATCGCCGACTTGCTATCTCATATGACCTACGACTCTAACCCGAACGCATATGAGCTTCGTAAGCGTAGAATCGACGAGGCCAACAAGATTTATAGGGAATGCGGCGTCGATACCATTGAATTTGGAAAGGTTCCGGCGAAACCGGTTCATACGATGCCCCACTTGCTGAAACGTAATTTCGGCTGGCTGGTGAAAGGCACTATCAAGGTGTATGAAAACAAGAACATCAACATTCCGGTCGATCCGAAGAATTTCAAGATTGTGAACTGGGCTGAAAAGGGTTCAAACGAGGTGTCCGATATCACGATGGACACGATTCGCTACATCTTGGCGAAGGCTCAAGTGCCGGGCGTAGTAATTACGTCGGTTTATCGTAGCCCTGAAGCGCAGACTCGCGCTATGCTTAATAACCGTCAGAGTCATAACGGACAGATCGCGGTGAACTATGGCGCGAGGGGTCGTGAGGTTGACCAGCAATATACTGACGTGTCCAAGCGTGTCAATAACGGTGTGCTGAAGCGTCTCGAAAAGTCTTCCGACATCGAGGAAGCTCGCAAGAAAATGTTGAAGAAATGCGAGGACTTTTTGGCGGCTGGTACTCCGGTCTCCAACCACGGACAAGACCAGAATGTCGTGCAAGCCGTCGATATGGGTCCGGCGTCTACTAGAAAGGAATTCCATTATAGCGAAGAACAGTTGAAGCGAATCAACAACGCTTGTTACGAGGCTCGACTCGAAGGATATTTGAAGGCTTACTTCGGCCCCGCTGAATATGGTGGCCCGAAGGTCAAGGACCCGGCCTTCCACATTGAGGTCTGGCAAGACAAGAGTAAGCCGCATCCGCCTATGAGTACCGGCCCTGCTCCGCAGCCGACTGTTCCGTGCTTTATGAACAACGACAATATGAAGAACAAGAACGCTTGGGATATGGTGTTCACACACGACCAGACCCTCAAGGCTACAAAGTAGGTATAACAATGGCAAAGGTGTACAAGACAAAGAAAGCAGAGTTCGACGATATGGTGTACGCTTATCTTATGAAGCGTTTGCGCTGTCCTATCGAAAAGAGCGATTCCTACTTCTCTGGTGCTATCGACGATATGGGAAACCCCATAGCGAACGCGACGAACGGTTCTTGGGCTTACACCAATCTGGACAAGTTCATTATGCAGCTCAAGGGTCTGCTCGGCGAAAAGGGTATTGCCGCCTTGTCCGCTGATTATGACGACCTTGACGCGATGTATCTGATGGCTGGCGGTAAGACGGATGGCTACTGGAAGAAGTTCGAACCTGTCATAGCTCTTGTCGAGGAAACCTCCTACCTCCCGCCGGAACAGCGTGGCCGTGGCGAGTATGTGGAAGAGGAGGCCGACGGAATGTCCAAGGAACAGCGTCTCGAACGTGCATTGACCATCGCCAACTTTATTATGGCGGCAATTAGGAATAACAGCGAACTTGTTTCGGACGACTCCTATGCTCGTTATGTTCTGCCGTCCGTCGAGTCGACTTTCAGCGTCCGCTCGCTGGGTTCACGTAACGAAATCGTTGATTATTTGAAGAAGGGTGGGCTGGCCGATTATCGTCAGCTTCTGCCTGAAGGCCACTTGCTGGCCGTTCGTCTCGCGAAGTATTTCATCAAGAACGATCTGTGCTCGAAGAACACGGAAGATGGCGACAACTATGCTCGCTTATGGAGGCAGCTGGCGTCGTATGGCGGATAATTATAACGGAAAGCCTTTGTTTCACGTAGGTGCTGACGATTTCATCTACATATCGAACTGTCTCTTGCTTCAGAAGAGACTGCTTTCCAAGAACATTCATTTACAGGAACTCAAGGACTATTATGTGAAGGAACGCATTCCTCAGTTTGTCATTGAGTACAATGGACTAGTTTTGTCCTGGGGATAGACTATGCTATCAAAGAAACTACCAAAGACAGATACCGTTGCTTCTCGCGTGCTATCGCACGTCCGAGATTACGGTGCTGCTAATGAAAAGGGTCAGTTATTTGACCGAATCTTTAACCGTGGCGACGTGGTTAGACAAATCCGTGCGTCACGAAACATCGTAGGCCAAGGCATTAGCCAGATGATGTACCCGAACGGCAACTCGCCGGACGGTTTCAGCAGCTATATGCCAGCTTTGGGTATCGCGACCGACAAGGTCGACCCGCAGCGCATCCAGAACGCCATCGCCGAAAACCAAGTCGAGCTTTACTGGCGCAAGAACGTCGAGCGTGCATTGAAGTACGATACTGTCGCTTGCCGTTCGGAAGTGAACGAATCCTTGATTCAGCTCTGTAACGAGGGTATGTACAAGGATGACCTTGACGAAATCTGTTCGCTCAAGATTGACCCGGACGCGGAAATCGGCGATGCCGTGAAAATCAAGCTTGGCAAGATTTTCCGCCAGCAAGTGTTACGACGTATCTTCCAGCTCCATAGCAAGGGTTGGGAGTATATGAAGTACCTACTCACGCGTGGCCGTATCTTCTTCGAAGTTATTTACGATGTTGAGTCGAACAAGATTGTCGGCCTGAATATGCTTCCGGAAGAAAATATGATTGTCGTGGTTCAGGATAACCTTATCATCGGTTTCCGCCAGATGCTCACCGGTCCGGTGTCGCAGCAGACCAACGGCAAGAACTACATTGACTTCTCTCCGCAGCAGATCCTTTACGCTTCCCTCGGTATGGCCGGTCCGGGCGGCATCAATGACCCTCGTTCTATCCTTGAACCGGCTATGAAGCCTTATAACCAGTTGAATACCATCGAAGACTCGGTGGTGATGTACCGTGTTCTTTGGGGTTCTGAAAAGCTCGTTCTCAAGTGCGACGTTTCTGGTATGACCAAGGCGACCGCCGAAAAGTATATGAAAGACCAGTCCAAGATGTTCTCGCGTAAGCTCGATTACAACCCGATGACTGGCGAAATTACGAACTTTGGTAAAGCGATTGGTTTGACTGAACACTTTGTGATTGGCGTTGGTAACGGTCGTACCGGTTCTGGTATCGAGCGTATGGCTGGCGGCGAGCAGCTTGGCAACATTGACGACTTGAAATTCTTTAAGAGAAACCTTGTGAACGCCTTGATGGTTCCTCCGGGACGTATTACCGCTCTTGCTGGCGACTCCCAAAACTACTCTCAGGGTAAGATTGGTGAAGTTACTCAGGCTGAAGTGTCTTTCGCTCGCTTGGTTGAGCGTTACCAGACTCCGTTTGAGGAAATTCTTATCCGTCTTCTCATTATGGTACTCAATACCGACAATTCCATTGACGACAATATCAAGATTCAGGAACTCTATACGGTTCGTTTCAAGAAGTCCAACGGTTTCAAGAACTTCATTGATTCTGAGGAATGGACGACTAAGCTTGCCGTATTTGACTCTATGATGAAGCACGTTTCGTCAAAGGAAAACCCGAACGGAGCACTTTCCAAGCAGTTTGCTCTCCGTTATGGCTTGCGTCTCACCGACGAAGTCTACTTGCTCAACAAGAAATGGTGCAAGGAAGAGGAGAACGAAGCCTCCGGTGAAGGCGGCGACGAAGGTGGTGAAGGCGGTGGCGCACCTGATATGGGCGGCGGCGCACCTCCTCCAGTACCGGGAATGTAGCGAAAATGGCGGTCATTCGACCGCCTTTTTCGTTTCAATGTAGGTTTTGGCACCTTTTTTGAAGGTGTTTTTTAGGTCTGCTAAACATTATGTCAAGAAGCCTTCGGGAAGCGTGGTGCTACCCAAAAGGCACAACCTAAGTAGGTAACACTATGCAGACACTTCAAAAGAAGAACCTCACTCGTAAGTGGCAGTCTGTGCTTGAGTCCAACCTCGGCCCTGCTATGCACACCCGTGCAGAAGCCAGCGTGATTGCTACCCTTCTGGAAAACCAGAATAAGTTGAACCGTGGCGCATTGATTGAAGCTGCCAACGTCTCCGCTGACGTTGCTCAGTATCAGCAGTACGCTCTTCCGATGATCCGTCGTCAGTTCCCGGAACTCCTCGCTATGAAGACCGTAGCTGTGATTCCGACCACGACTCCGATGGGTATCTACTTCGCTCTCCGTTATCTCTACGATAACGAACCGACGAAGACCACTGCTTTCCGTAACGGACAGAAGCAAGAAATCGGTTACGACCTCGTTGCCGACCACACTGGCTTCGCTGGTACGTTTAACCCGTGGAGCACTGGTGCTGGCGAAATGCTTTCTAACTATATGGAAGGCACCGCTACTACTGGCGCATCTGCTACTGGTTCTACCTTCGATCCGCGTGAACCGGGTCTCCTCTACAACAACTTCGGTGGCTCCTATGTCGCCGGTGACGACCAGTATGGTGCATACTCCTTCAACATCAAGAAAGCATCTATCAAGGTGATTTCTGGTGCCATCAAGGTTGGTACTCGTGCCATCAAGTCTCACTACACCATCGAACTTCAGCAAGATATGGCCGCCGCTCACGGTCAGGACGTTGAAGCTCTCCTCCTCGAAGGTCTCCAGTTCGAAATTCAACAGAATATCGACCGTGAAATCCTTATGGCAATGGTGATTGTTGCTCAGACTCCGTCTCTCGGTGGTGAAAAGCCGATTGATATGGACCTCGCTGATCCGAACCGCCTCAACGCTGGTATGGGTCGCTGGGCTGCTGAACGTATCGCCGGTGGTATCGTTAACACGATGATTGCTGTCTCTCGTAAGATTGCTCTCACCACTCGTATGGGTTGCGGTAACTTTGCAATCGTGTCTCCGGACATCGCTGCTGCTGTCGCTACCTTGAACAACGGTATCTACACTCCGACCTACCTCCAGACTGATGCCGCTGTGCAGCCGGCTGGTGGTGTGGCTGATGCTGGTAGCCTTTTGAATGGCAACATCAAGCTCTATCAGGACATCTATGCCAACGCCTCTTATGCCTTGATTGGTTATAAGGGTCCGCGTCAGGGTGAATCTGGTATCATCATGATGCCTTACATCCCGTACATCTTCTGTAAGACTGCTGGTCAGGAAGATGGTTCTCCGCGTCTCATCGTGAAGTCTCGTTATGCCATTGTGGCTAACCTTCTCGGTGCTGGTCAGTTCTACCGCTTGATCCACTTCAAGAATGTGTCTAGCGTTATCACTGGCATTGACCTTGAGAACAACCCGTGGGAAAGCAACGGTTCTGTTGGCGGTGCTTCTCTGCAGCCGGGTCTCTCTTACGAGACTGTTCCGGGTGCTAAGGACAACCTTGTCAACGTGGCCGGTGGTCTCTCCTTCGAGAACAACAACTGGTAATTGTTGACCTAACTTTGCTCCTTGGTTAGGTGACGGTGGCGAAGCGATTCGCCACCGTTTTTTATTTGGAAATCAAACATTTTATTGCTAAAATAAGGCATTATGGCAGATATAATTTCTACTACGTTTGACCAGTTGAATCTGGACGACCCGTTTTTCGACAGTTTGAAGTCGATGTACCGCAATTTCAGCACTTGGTTCCGGAACAAGGCTGAGGAACACGCGAGCTGCGACGTTGTCTATGACGCCGAAGGCAATTTGAAGGCTATGCTTTATACGAAGATTGAGGGTAAGTACGAGGATTACAGCCGGATGGAGAAGCCTTTCGCACCTAGCTTTCGCTTGAAAATCGGCACGCTGAAGTCCGAGTTGCGCGGCGAGGGGATTGGCAAGAGATTCCTCGAAATGGCCGTGGAACGAGCTAGGCAAGATCCAGGAATCTCGGCGGTGTATGCGACGATATTCGCCGACAAGCCCGAACTCTCTGGATTGGTAAAAATGTTCGAGAGCTACTACTTTTCCCGCCGATGTATGCTGTGCAACGGCGAAACCGTGTTCGAATATCCGATAACTTGGTGGAGAACCCCTAAGCAAGAAGAATAAACGGTTATGCATATCTAAAAAGGCTGGCATTTGCCAGCCTTTTGTGTTTTTGGCAATTATCAACACTATATAAACTGCATATAACCAAGTGGGTTTTGACGATGATAGAAAAGGATGGAAAAGCTTTATTGTCGGGTATTTTGAATAACGACACAGATTCAGTAAAGAGAATCATTTCGTCGTATGTCGAGTCGGCAATGAAAAAAGGTATCGACGGTGCGTCGGTCGCCATTATGGAGTCTATCGGGCCGAAAAAGTAAATGGTGAGGGGTACAGCTATGCAGCATTTAGTCGGTGATATTTTTCTGGAAGGCGTGAAGGCACAGTTGCTCGACCGTACCGACGAGTTCGGTGTCGGCGTAAAGCGTCTTGTAATCGAGGGTATTGGTATCGTCTGTGACATTCCGGGTATCAATAACCGTTCATATCCTCGTCGAATCATTGAGCGTGAAATGAAGCGTCTTATGGCCGAGATGGTGTCTCGTGGCCGTCTTGCCGCCGAACTCAATCACCCGCGCCTCGATGTCAATGGTGACGCGAAGGATTATCCGATTTTCGAAATGAATTTGGAGAAGGTCTGTGCTCTTATCGAAGACCTTCATATGGAAGGCGACAAGCTTATGGTGCGAATGGTCGTGCTGGAGGAAACCCCTGCCGGTAAGACGCTCGCTGGCTTGATCCGTGGCGGTTATCATCCGGGATTCTCTCTCCGTGGAGCTGGTTCTACTGTACCGGCTGGCGACCACGAAGAGATCGGCGACGACTATACGATGATTACCATCGACGTTGTCGGTAACCCGTCCTTCGGTCAGGATGCCATTTTCAACAGCCGCACCGAAAGCGTTTCAGCCAAGGCCAAGCCGCTTACCGAGTCTGTTTCCAAGGTCGCACCTCGACCGCTGGTCGAGTCTATCGAGAGCGTGATGGGTCGTTATGGCCGCGCTATCGCTCGCGGTTATGGAAACCTAGAAGAGTGCTATGGTGTCTATAACAAGAATGCACTAATTTCAGCATTGCGTCAAGGAGTTTAAAAGATGGAACTCTCGAAGATTTTGACAGAAGCCGAAATGTCGCAGCTTTCCCCAGAAATCGTGGGAAAGATTGAATCGGCATACCGTTCTGAACTCGCTTCTGCGATCGAGTCCGACAGTTCGAAACAGCGCAAGCAAGTCGAAAAGATGCTTGAATGCGTTATGCAGCGTGCCGACAAGATGATCGGCGAAGCCGTTGCTGAAAGTGTCGAGAAGTACAAGTCCAACGCCATCAACGACAAGATGTACAAGGTCTTGAAGGCCGTGTCTTCTTGCTTGGAGAGTGCCGGTATTTCGTTTAGCGAGGAACTGGCCGACGCAAAGCGTGAGCGCAAGGCCGATGAACAGCGTTTGAAGGAAGCCTATCAGGCTCTCAACAAGAGCAAGCAGCGCGAGAACGAATTGGAAAAGAAGAATTTCATCCTTAGCCAAGTGAACGGTATGAAGCCGGACGAGGTTCAGAAGGTTCTTAACCAATTTATGAAGCCGACGGTCGATGTGCGAGACATCACCAAGGAAGCAATCGCGAAGTTCATTTCCGGAGATAGCAACGACGTGTTTATGCTCGATATCGACCCGGATTGTGACGGCGACTTGAATATGAACAATGTCGCCAACGCTCTGAAGGAAATCAACCACGAACTGGATATGGAAACCAAGCCGTCTTCTCCGAATAAGGTCGAAAGCCGTTTCGAGAGTCTTGGCAAGGGTCTCCAGCCGCAGAGAAGCACCTTGCCGACCGGTAATGTAAATCTCGAATCTTTGGAGAGCGGTTGTTCCGACGATAGCGACGTGGCCGAGGCTATGGCCCAGTTGAAGGACTTTGCCGGTATCGGAACTGGAAAATTCGCTTAAAATCTCCACATTTAGAACTTTAGGGGTGTCTCGTGTAGACACCCCTTTTTGAACTAATTTAGGGGGAGAAACCCTGCCCCGTTATAAACTACGGAAAAGAGGATTTATGCAATCAACAGATTTTACATTTGCACCGAGAGGTCAGCAGCCAGTCCAGCAGCCCGTACAACAGCAGCCGGTTTACCAGCAGCCATATCCGAATATGGCTCCGCCGCAGCAACCGCCGTTCTACCAGCAGCCGGTACAGCAAGTACCCAACGGTTACTATCCTCAGATGCAAGTGGCGCAGCCGAATGACGGTTCTCGCGAATTTATGGAGGCGTACAACAAGAACGTGCGCGAATACCAAGCGTTGAACCAGAAAATCAAGTCCGGTCCGACGAAAGCCGATGCCGAGTCGAATCTGGAAAAGATGGAAGCGATGGTTGAGACAATCCAAGAGGATGTCGCAAAGAAGCACGAAGATTCTGTGCATAAGGCGGAATCATTGCCGGAGTTTGTTGATCTCTTGACGACTGTCATCAATGCTATGCAGAATCCTGAAGTATGGCTACCGAAGGAACGTCAAAACTTGGCACCGAAGTTCAAGGATTCTAAGCTGACGACATCTCTGGTACCGTATCTGAAGACTTACAGAGACACCGTTCAACGCTTGGGATAAGACAATGGCACTTCCACTTACTTTGAGCAATTATGCGATACCGTTCGCCGAAGAGTCTACACCGATTATCGTAACGCCGTCGAAGGATTTCCTTCTGACGAGCTTTTCGGTTACCGGGTTCGCACGGCGCAGCTGTGTAGTAAATTCGTTCGAAGTATACTGTGAAGAGCCAGCCATCATCGTCCAGATGGACTTGAATGGCATCGGTCTGCAGAACTACTACGCAGACCTTGTTGAAGTCCGTGGCGACTTCTACGACCAAGACACGACATCTCCCGAATGGTTGACCTTTACCAAGAAGGCCGACAATGTGTACACATTCACTGTACACCAAGGTCTTGACATCGAAATGCTCGGCCTTTACGGAAATGGCAATATCCAGAATGTCGTTCTCGATGTCCCTCCGATCCAGGCCAATGGCGACGTGATTCGCCAGATTCCGCTGTCGTTTTATGTTGTCGGAACTGAAAACGGAAACGATGTAGCCGAGGCCGGTGTCATCAACCTTACAGTTTCGGACGCTGTGAAGGCCACCGACGAACTGTTGCCGCAGATTACCTATATTGAGAACTTGGCTACACGAATCAATACGAGCGCGGAAATCGTTCTGCACGGAAAGAATTTCGTGAAGGGTATGAACGTGTACATCATCCAAGGCGAGACTGTGTACACCATCTTGTCGAAGGATATTACCTTCAATGACGATGGCACTATGGCTTCGTTCCTTCTGACGCCTAAGATGCTGAATGTCGATGGCGACGGTATGGATGCTTGTGGCACCTATGAAATCCACATCGGATTTGACCAAGCCAATTTGGATAGGAATAACTTAGGGTTGATTCGTTACAAGTACGACGAGGAAAACTACGCCGAACAGCAGAACACCCCGGCGCGATACACAGGTGTCGGTATTTGCTTCGTTCCTAGCGATATGTCGCTCGTCTACGATATGACGGACGAGTACGGCGCGACCGTTACGAATCCGGCTGCCGGTAAGCTAGGCAAGACGATGTATGTGCGTATCGAAGGCGATTGCACCAAGTATAAGTATGTACAGGTTCGCTTGAAGCTTAACTACAGCCTTGCGCACAAGTATGGCGAAAGCTATATCGACGGAGTGCAGCTCCTTGAAGGCGACGTGGTGTGGCTTACACACCAGATTAACCCGGACGAAAACGGTTTGTGGGTTGTGTCCAAGGGTGAATGGCAAGGTTATGACGACCCGACCGACGAAGAACCGGCTTTGGAAACTTGTCCGAAAGATTGTTATAAGAAACCGCAACCGGCCATTGTTGACGATACCTATGTAATCGATCTTGGTGCGCGTGTTTCTGACAAGGTAGATTATGTTTGCGCTGACGACGTTCCGTACAAGTGTGGTAGCCGTACGGCGTGCTCGTATCGCTTGAAACCGGGTGACGTTATCCTTCTTTCGAACCAGAAGGACGGACAGAACGGCTTGTGGTACGTGACTTGTGGCGACTGGGTATTTATGGGTCCGCCGGACGCGAACGACGGCACCACAATCGACGTATCGCGCTCCATCATAGTGCAGAACGACATCGACTTCTGTAAGTGCGGCGAGACCTACCACATTGACTATTACTATTTGAACGCTTCTTGTTATCTGAACCATCTTCAGAGAGAAGTGAAACTGCTTTGCACTGGCGCGTCCATCGTTCCGAACAATGCCGACCATCAAGTGAGCATTACTGAATACTCCGTAACCGTTGGCGAAGCTGCCGAACTGGTTGGCTATCGTGGCCGTACGCCGGGCGACCCGGTCAAGGAAGACTGTGTCCGTAAGGAACCCGATTTCGAATACAAGGCTGGTATGGGTATTATCGAAAATCTTCAGGATATGCCTTGCTGCGCTATCGACTGTATCAAGGCTCCGGATTGTGTCCACTGGTGTGACATTCCTAAGTTCTACAACATCCGTATGACGGATGATTACAAGAACAGCAACGACACGAACGGCTTTACCATCAAGTTCTGGCGTCACGAAGAAGATGGCTGGCATCTGTATGCCTATATCGGTTCTGGAACGAATATGACCGGTATGGACTACTATGTCTATCACTTGCACGTAAAGGGTGCCGCAACCGAGCATATGGTTGACGTGAATGAGCATTCTTGGTTTACAGACCGTGGCGGCGTGCTTGCTACTGGTGATATTGACATCATTTCGCCAGATTGTGACGGAGAAGGTAGTTCTGACCGATGCGAGGATATTGAGACTCCGATAAGTGGTAATCGAACTTTTATCAATTCGTTTGCACTGACCGATGATACTTGGCAGCTGCCGTATACCGTGCTTGATCCGTTGACGCTTGACGAAATGACTCTGTATTCGACCGAGTTGGACAGCGACGAAAAACTTTATTCGCTGTGGCAAATCAAGTGTACTACTAATATTCTCGCTCACCGTTTGTACCCGGTGACTGGAACGCTAGACCAGCGTTTGAATTGCGCCGATATGGAAGATGCCGAACGAACGGCTCTTGCGGCTGGAACTCCGGAGATGGAAGGCTATATCGCCGGTATGCGTCACGTCTGGGGCTTTAACTATTACAAGTCGGTTATGTCTAAACAGCAGTTCTGTGACGAGTATAACAAGTACAAGACTGAATGTGTATATAGCGAACTCATAGAAGCGTTGGGAACCGACGAGTATGAAGACGAGGG